CCCAACCCATCCAACTCTTGAGTGCGGCGATCAGGACCAGATTCGCAGAGGAACCGGAGTTGACCATGTGCGCCCACTTCACGCCAAACTTGCGTGCGAACTTCCACTGGAACTTCGCGACCTCTTCACCCGTCACCAACCACTTGCCGGTGAGGAATGTCTTGAGTGCTGCCTCAATCTCATGATGATCCATGTACGGACCAGAGTAATACACAGGAGTCTTTCCCGGTTCAAACTCTGCGCCTGCGTTATACGCCCATGGCGGCAGTTCTTTCGCGAGTTCGTGAATGTAGAAGTGCCGTTGTTCAGGTGTCAGTTTCAAGATAGTAACTCCAATAAGTATTGACCATATGCAGACTTCTCGCACAATTGCGCAGTTAGTCTTAGTGATTCATGGTCGATCCAACCTCTATTATACGCGATTTCGTGTGGATTGCCAACCATATATCCGTGATGTTTTTGTATTGACTGTACCAGATTAGCGGCTTCCAGTAGCGAGTCTGCGGTACCGGTGTCGAACCAGATCATTCCTCTTAGAAGACTAACCACTCTTAGATCACCATTCACCATGTAATCTTTCAATACATCCGTTATCTCTAATTCTCCGCGAGGGGATAATTTCTGTTCGCGGACCCTGTAGAAAACGGTGGAATCGAAAACGTACAGTCCAGTTATAGCAAGATTAGACTTAGGGTGCTTTGGTTTCTCTTCGATATCAATGGGTTGCGAACGCTCGTCAATTGTAATTACACCGAATCTTTCGGGATCTTTCACTTTTGCGACAACACAGGCGGCATGGGTACTTGCCACGGTGTCTTCCAATAGTTCGCTCAAAGCACTGCCGTAGAAGATGTTATCCCCTAAGATCAATACGAACTTGGAGAACTCGGTAACGAATTGGGGATAGGTCTTGGATACCACGTTGAATGCGTCGGCAATGCCGCGAGGATAGTCCTGTACGGCAAAGTGGACGTTGATGCCCATGCGCTCGTCGGCATCCCATAGGAGCGTCTTGAAGACCTGTTGTTCTTCCGGCGTAGTGATTACAACAAAATCCCGAATCCCCGCCAACATGAGAGTTGACAGGGGATAGTAGATCAGGGGCTTGTCGTAGATGGGGAGAACTTGCTTGGTCGTAGCAAATGTGGCGGGATAGAGGCGCGAGCTTTTGCCGCCTGCGAGTATGATTCCGAGGCACTTCTGCATGATTTCACCCATTCAATATTATTACGATACCATTCTACAGTTTCTCTAAGTCCACGCGGGAATGCACGTATTGGCTTCCAACCGGTGTGGAGATAGAGCTTATCACTATCTATGTCGTAGCGGAAGTCGTGTCCCTTGCGATCTTCGACAAACGCGATCTGTTCGAACGAACCGCCGATACAGCCGATGATGGAGGTTGCGATTTCGATGTTCGTCTTCTGCGTGCCACCGCCGATGCAGTATTGCTCACCGATCTTACCGCGTTCTAGCACAGCAATTAGTGCATCCACATGATCGTCTACATGGAGCCAGTCACGAATGTTCATGCCTGTACCATAGACGGGAATCTTCTCACCCGCGAGCATCTTACGAATGACCGTAGGAATGAACTTCTCCGGATGCTGATAGGGTCCGTAGTTGTTAGAGCAATTAGTGATGTTCACCTTGAGTCCATGTGTCACGGCATAGGCGCGAACGAAATGGTCGGATGCTGCCTTGGATGCAGCATATGGACTGCGCGGCGCGTAGGGAGTTTCTTCGGTGAATGCAGGATCGTTCAACCCTAGCGAGCCGAAGACTTCATCCGTGGAGATATGGATCAGGTGGCATCCCGGTCGATGATTCTTAATCTGTTCTAACAGATTGACCGTGCCATACACGTTAGAGTGTAGGAACGGATTAGAGTCATTGATGGAGTTGTCCACATGCGATTCGGCTGCGAAGTGAAAACAGGCGCGAGGCATGTACTCGTTGAGTAGACCGGATACATCACGCGGATCCGCAACATCACCCACATGGACGATGACGTTATCACGCTGCGGTTGAATGTTACGGGGATTGGCTGCGTAGGTCAGCTTGTCGAGAATGACCACCGGCTCTTTGTTGAACAACGTCCAACGGCGCACGAATGCGCTGCCAATGAATCCCAATCCGCCTGTCACTAGAATAGTCATAACCAATTACCTCTGTCACTATACTCTACTTAGCGACGATGTGTTTTGCCGAATCCGGCGACATGGATGCTGCATAGCGGTAGAATGCTATGATTACCTTGTCTGCCTTCTTCCCTCTGCCCTTGTTCTTCTCAAGGTATTCATAGATCATCTTGTTAAGATGGACTCCGACAAGTTCGTGACTTGCCTTGATGGTCATTTCATCCTTGAGTTTGCCCTTGTAGGTAGTATCTATCTTTCTTTTGGCTTTCTCAAAGTCAGCCTTACGCTTCAACCATTCCTTCTGAAAGTCCACAGAGAACTTCGGATCTGCCTGCTTGATAATCTTCGCAATCTGGTTTCCTGTGACAGAACCACCGCGAGCTTCTCCACTAGGCAGGACGATTTCACCCTTGAGGGCATTGTCCTTGGTATGTCTAATTTGAAACATGCCACTGCCGGTAGAGTTGATCTTGATTCTTAGTGGAGCGCCACCCAAGTCTTTCGCGGTCAGGGTGTCGATTCCCAATCGCTTGTTACCAAACATTCCGTAATAGCCGTAAGTCTTCAATAGCTTGGAATACTCTGCTTGCCGCTTGAAGTTGACTTTGTGTATGGATACGTTGTTGGGCTGCTTCTTGAGCGACAGTGGGAGGAGGTCGCCACTGTCGATTAGCTTGGATACCAGTTCATTCAGGTCAGAAAACTCAAGAGTTTTCCTAGTGTCTACCGCAGCACGTTTTAGTACATCGGCACCGTAGTCAGAGGCGAAGTAGATATCCGCAGGACACCATTTGTCGATCTTACCGAAGGTTCGAATTGGTTTCTGTGTTTCACGATCTTTCTCAATCGTATTAGCCCTGTCAAACAAAGTGTTCAGGCTATCGTAAACGTTCTTATCGCCGCGCACATAGAAGATGTTAGTCCAGTTAGCACCACGGATCTTGCCGAATTTCGTGCTGATCGTGTTGACTTCTTTGATGACCTTCAATGCAATGTTTACTGTGGACTTGTACCACTCGTCACTCTTTCCTAGAAAGGCGAGAATCTGCTTTAGTGGAATATGACGATTGAAACTGGTGTGATCCTTCGAATGCGCATCTTCGATGATCTTCTCTATGGACTGCTTGCGGGGTGGCGTGTACTTTGTGTACAGGTCTGCGAGGCTCTCATACTTTGTCGTATTGAAAGCAATCTTAGCCTCGTTGTAACCCAAGTAATCAGCAACAGCACAGAATAGCGCCTGTGATGCTTCTTGGATTTCCGCATTGGTGTCAGCCATTAGACCTTAAATCCCTTGAACTTGTTGCCGCCACTTGGCGAACCGCCGTTATGACCGGCATCCACCAGACCTTGCTGTGCCGTAGGGTCTAGATCATAGAGGCGCATCTTCGCCCTGTCAATACCCACGGTGAATCTCTTATTTAGAGTAGGATCGTTGTAGCGATTCTTAAGCTGCTTGACCATAATCTGATTGAGGGCTTCCAGTTCCTCAGTCGAAATCAGGGCGAACATCAGGTCAGCCGTCGCAGGAAGACCAAAGGACTCGGACGTATCTTCCAGACCGGGATCAGAATTAGAGAATCCGGAACGGGTGGTCTGTGTTGCCGAGAACACCGGAACGTCGAACTCCACCGCAAGACCGCGCAGTTCTTCCGCGATTGCCTTGACGTAGGTGTACGAGTTGATGTTCGCTCCCGGCTTGATACGGGCAGACGCGCAGATGTTCAGATAGTCGATGAAGATGATATCAGGCTTGAAATTGCGCTTGAGTTTCAGGTCTTGGAGCAACGCACGGAAATGCGAAGCGTTCGCAGATGCCGTAGGGTATTCCTTGATGATCAGCTTGCCCTTGACCTTCTGCTTGAGATTTTTCATGCGAGTCTCATACATGTCCTTGGACAACAACTTAACGTCATCCATGGAAAGGTTCAACAGGTTAGCGTCGATGCGTTCAGCAATACGCTCTTCTGCCATTTCCATCGTGATATACAGGACATTGAACTGCTGCTGCATTGCTGCGGCGGCGAAGTGGCACATTGCCAGAGATTTGCCTACGCCTGTTCCCGCGAGGATGATGTTGAGCGTCTTGCGACAGACTCCCCCGTTCGTGATCTTATTAAAATACGTAAGGTCGAAGGGGATCCGCTTTTCGATTCGATGGTAGAAATCGTAGCGGTCAGAAGACATATCCAGATAATCATGACCAACATTGGGATCAAAGCTAACGCCAAGAGCATCAGACAGAATGCTAGGGATAGCTCCCTTATGATGCTTTTCGTCTTTGCCATCAATGATTTGAATAGATTCCATGATGGCATTGTAGATTGCCTTCTCTTGACAGAACTTTTCGGTGGTATCAAGTATCCATTGTGTATCTTTTTCGGGAGCTTCGCCTTCTGAGATTTCACTCAGAATTTCCTTACAAGCCTTGAACTCACTTTCCGTGAGGTCGTTTCTTTCCTGTAG